CCCCCACCCACCCCCATCCACCCCTGATCGTCGCGCCCGATTATTCTGACCATACATAGTATTACACACAAATAATCTCAAACACTGGTAAAACAGAGACCCCACCCCATTATTGACTTACGGAGATCATGAAGGTTGTGAAGGTTGTGAAGGATTGTTTTCAGGTAGTTGATAGAACCTTGAACTTTTTTAAACTTTTTTCATAAAACAGCAAATTATATATTTACTACTATTATATATCAGGTATAGATAAGTTATATATCTGTTAAAGGTATATAACAGTTAAAGGTATATAACTGTTTACCTGATATATATAGGGGGAACGGCTTGCGAGATTTAAGTCAAGTTCTGTCTCAGATATCAAAGCTCCCACCCAATGAGAAAGCTGCCCTTCTCAAGGATCTTGAAGCTCTTGAGGATGTGCAGAACAAGAAGAAAGCTAAGGAAGACTTCATTTCCTTTGTAAATCTCATGTGGCCTAGCTTTATTAGTGGGCGGCATCACCAGAAAATGGCGAGTGCGTTTGAACGTGTGGCTAGTGGCGAGTTAAAACGTCTGATTATCAACATGCCACCCCGCCATACCAAGTCAGAGTTCGCCTCTTACTTACTGCCAGCATGGTTTCTAGGTAAATATCCTGAAAAGAAAGTCATTCAAACCGCCCACACTGCTGAATTGGCAGTTGGATTTGGTAGGAAGGTGCGGAACCTCATACAATCTGAGGACTTCCAGAACGTGTTCAGCGGTATAACCCTGTCATCTGACTCCAAAGCGGCAGGAAGGTGGAACACAAACAAGCGCGGTGACTACTTCGCTATTGGTGTTGGTGGGGCAGTTACTGGTAAAGGTGCTGATCTCCTAATTATTGATGATCCTCACTCAGAACAGGACGCACAGCAGGGGCAATTTAACCCAGAAGTCTATGATCGTGTGTATGAGTGGTACACATCTGGCCCACGTCAGCGATTACAACCGGGCGGTGCTATCATTGTCGTGATGACACGCTGGTCCCTGAGAGATCTGACTGGGCAGATAATGAAATCTACAGGAAATAAGAAAGGTATGGACGACTGGGAGGTGATTGAGTTCCCAGCTATAATGCCTTCGGGTAAACCCCTCTGGCCTGAGTTCTGGTCAATGGATGAACTGGATGCTTTGAGGGCAGAACTTCCACCTTCAAAGTGGAATGCCCAATATCAACAAAATCCCACGTCTGAGGAAGGGGCGCTCATCAAGCGTGAGTGGTGGAGAGAGTGGGACAGGCCTAGCCCACCCCCCTGTGAGATCATATTGCAGTCTTGGGACACCGCGTTCCTCAAGACACAGAGATCTGACTATAGTGCTTGCACCACATGGGGGGTATTTTACCATCCTGATGATACGGGGCGTAGCCAACCTAACTTAATTATGCTGGATGCCTACAAGGAAAAGCTTGAGTTCCCAGATCTAAAACGTGCTGCCTATGAAAAGTACATGGAGTATGAGCCAGATCAAATGATCGTGGAGAAGAAAGCGTCTGGTGCCCCACTAATATTTGAACTGAGGGCAATGGGCATACCAGTTACGGAGTTCACTCCTTCTCGCGGGCAGGATAAAATTGCTAGAGCAAATGCTGTGACTGATCTGTTTGCCAGTGGATCTATATGGCACCCACCCACCCAGTGGGCACATGAGGTTATAGAGGAATGTGCTGCCTTCCCATCAGGAGAGCATGATGACTATGTGGATTCTACCACTCAAGCACTATTGAGGTTTAGGCAGGGCGGTTGGGTAAAGGCTGAGTCAGATGATTGGGATGATGAACCCAAGTATCAACGTCCGATAGAGTATTATTAAAAGTTCTATTGAACTAAACTTCTATGTTTATGTTAGTTCCCTGTGGTCTATCGGCAGTAGCTTTTGCTCCAAACCTGTCGTAGGCTTTTCCTAGATCTAGTCTTTGCTCTCTAAGAGATTCTAAGTGCATATGGTTTGCGCGATGTTCTTTTGCTACCCTTTGTTCAGCAAGATGCGTCTCTATTCGCTCACGGCTTTGAGTTTGCTGATGGATATCTGACTGAATGTTGAATGGGGCTGACCCCACACCACTTAGACCGTCACTCATAGTCTACCCTGCTTTGCCAAGATTATTACAACCGTTATGCCAATCATTATTGAAACAATAATTATTGAACCACCGTAAACGATAATACGTTCAATCCGCTTTGCTCTGCGCTTTCTCTCAGCCTCAAGCTTTGCCTTTCGATCTTTTCTTGCCTGTACCCGTATGGCTTGCAGTTCTCCCCACGCACTAAAACCTCTGGTTGCAATAACGATCTGACGAAGCTCTTCCTCAGCGTCCTTGGCCCTTTGTAAGTTCACAAATGTCTCCATTGCATTTTCATCAGAACCTGAAAACAAACTGTTTTTCTTTTTTTCATGGGCAGCGCGTAACTCATCTACTCCGTCGAAGAACTCACCAATCTGCTTGGTGACGTTGACGAGTTCTTTGCCCGCTGACACCGCAGATTTCACAGCGGCAAGCGCTGTAAATGGGTCAATCATGTCTTTCTCCCCCTACCAACAACGATGTATGGTGGACAGAAGTGCTTCCAAGGAACCCTGACCTTGGCTGGATACTGGTGATAGAATTGTGAAACTTCTCTAGGGCACCTGTATTCGCAGGTCTGGTGCAGCCCTATAGTGGGGCTTTGACTAGCTAATATTGCTGTTAGGGCGCAGATGAACATATCCCATGCCTATCTCCCCCTATTTTTCTGCAAGTTTATCTATCTTGGCTTCTAGCCTTACAAGATGATCGACAACTCTCCCAAGTTCTCCAGAATGATCTTCTCGCTTTACATAGTTTTCCCTTGTCATGTTCAATAATATGTTGAGACGTTTAACCTCAGATGCAATCTGATTGGCCCACCAACCTATGGGTAGAACCACAAAAGTTAATACGATGTTCCAAATCAACATGTTATCCATGATTTTTTAATACAGGAATATAATATTTGTTTCAACAGTCGGTCTAAGATAAAGGATAATTATGGGTGCATCTCCCAGTGCCCTAGTCGGGGTGTGGTGGCTTCCCCCAAGTTGCCCACCTCGACACTAGACCGCACAATAATATTTTGATAATGTCCACTTACACAAGCTGAAGGTGATTCATGGCTATAGAAAAACCAATGGTTCCTTCTGATGTAGAGATTGAAGAGAATCCATCTGAAGAAGAGCTTACTGTTGAGATTGTAAATCCAGATTCCATTTCCATGGAAACAGATGACGGTGGCGTTATCATTGACTTTGAGGGTAGCCTTGCTGAAAATCTAATGGGTCCAGATCATGACTCCAACTTGGCTGAGTTCATAGAGGAGTCAGAACTTGAATCCATGGCATCTGACCTTGTTAGTGATTTTGAGTCTGACCGTGAGTCACGCTCTGACTGGGCTAGGGCTTATGTAAAAGGTTTAGATTTACTTGGCATGAAGATTGAAGACAGACAGCAGCCGTGGGCTGGTGCGTCTGGCGTGTTCCATCCTGTGCTTACAGAATCTGTTGTTAGGTTCCAAGCTCAAGCAATGGGAGAACTTTTTCCTTCTGGTGGTCCTGTTAGGTCAAAGATTATGGGGAAGATGACCCCAGAGAAAGCAGATCAAGCTGATCGTGTTCAAAACGAAATGAACTATCTCCTCACAGAAGAGATGACAGAATATCGTGATGAACTAGAGCAAATGCTTTTCAAGCTTCCATTAGCTGGATCTGCGTTTAAGAAAGTTTACTATGACCCTCTAATGGACAGGCCTTGCGCTGTGTTTGTTCCATCGGAAGAGTTTGTTGTGTCTTATGGAGCAACAGACCTAATGACATGCCCACGGTACACGCATGTCATGAAGAAAAGCGAAAACGAAATAAGAGAGCTTCAAGTTGCTGGCTTCTATCGTGATGTAGAGTTACCCGCGCCATCTCCAGACTTCTCTGATATCCAAGAGAAATATGATGAGTTGGATGGAGAAAGCGCTGTAATTGAAGATGATGATCGTCATACAATACTTGAAATGCATGTGACGATTAACATGCCAGATGAATTTGATGATCCAGATGGTATTGCCCGTCCATATGTTGTGACCATTGATAAGTCATCAAGAGAAATTTTATCCATAAGAAAGAACTGGTACGAGGATGATCAGAGGAAAAAGAAGCGTTTACACTTCGTTCACTACCGCTATCTTCCGGGCCTTGGGTTTTATGGAACGGGGCTTATTCATCTTATTGGTGGCCTTGCTAAGTCGGCTACCTCTATCCTTCGCCAGTTGGTTGATGCTGGCACATTGTCGAATTTGCCAGCGGGTCTTAAAGCTCGCGGTCTTCGTATTAAGGGGGACGACACTCCTCTTATGCCGGGTGAATTTAGGGATGTGGACGTACCGGGCGGTGCCATACGTGACTCGATTACGTTTATCCCTTACAAAGAGCCATCAAGCGTATTGTACTCTTTACTTGGAAATATTGTCGAAGAGGGACGCCG